ATAAAAAAATTACTCCTTATTATTTATTCCCTCCCTACCACCCACGAATTTATAACACCTACCAAATCCTTTCAAACTCTTTTTTGCCCAAGTGTATGTACGAAGATAATATCATTTTGGTGTGCGTCCTTTTTACCCTATATATCCCCTATTCGGGGATTTTCGTAAAACGAATTTGCGTTATTTTCCATTTTATAAATTACATTAGAAATAAATTTTCACAACAATTAACCAAGGAGTCAATCATGACTGATGTTAAGAAGACCGACCATATCCCAACCCGTGATGAACTGAAGGCACGTGCAGGCAGAGTGTTTCATAAGATGATGGACGATGCAGCCAATGCTGGTGCGAAGCGCGAGTGGAATAGGTTTACCGGTCAGATACCCAGTAAGAATGATGTAGTCCGTGCAGCTCAGGCTGACCTACGTCTACTTAATGACCTATGCAAAGCCTTTGGCTACAAGAACATTTGGGCTGACCCAGATGCAGAAGAAGTCAAGATGGGCGAGTTAGAGGCCTAGCTCTAGGGGCTTATGCCCCTTTTGTTGTGTGTTGTGCCGGTGTGTGCTAATAAATAGTGCATAAAGTATTATAGTATATACCGGTAT